CATGCTCCCAAAAATTTTCTATCAAGAAACAAAGAAAGCATAATACCTACCACCTAAAAACTCCCTAAAGATACCTACAACCACGATGACCGACCTTTGTGAATTGAATCAAAGGCACGTTCATTGTGAACATGACTACGAACAGTCAAAATACTAGTTCGGGCAACACTTTCCGGAACATGATACCGTTCACAGATAGCAGCCACCAACACTTCAGAAATCGTATCGTCATACAAATGTGTAACAGTGTCTCTTGCTGAACGCAACCTATCCGTCAACTTCTCCCGATCTAATAATGAAATTGAACGACTCATTTTTGCAATATACAACATTGGATCATACACCCAATGCACTTGATTTTTAACACGCAAAACGAATCTCGAACAACAGTAACCAAACTTATACTGCTCATGTTTCATCATCAGATTAAACAAGACAGATGCACGTTCACTCACACCGACTAAAGACAAATGCTTGTTGACTGAAATCAATGAATCGTCACCTTGGAAGAAAAACCAAAGAAAAGGAACACGGTCTAAAGCCATGGTGAGACATACAGCACCTGCAGTGACCATACTATTTCCCAGCAAGGTAGACAACTGCCCAGACCGTCGTTGCACTTGCAAAAAAATTTTAAAATTGAAAGCCACAGAAGTAATTCGTGCCTCTTCATTTGGTTCATACCATAAAGTAGCGATTTCGGGGTCCAAACCCAAATCTAAGACTAAAGGTTTCTCAATCCCTTCGACACAATTCTCGCCCTCAGATTTATCGAATTGAGAAATGTCCATTTCTTCATATTTCTCTCCATATCGTGAGTACAGCCGCATCCATTCCTCAACTTCTTTTGGACTTTTTCGTGTACCTAAACGAACATTATCTTTGAAAAGAGATGTAAACCGCCGATGCAACTCATTCCAAGCTCCTGTGAAAGCCATGTTTGTGTCAGTCCAATTAAAAACCACTGTCTGAGATGGTTTATACGAGCCCCCAGTCATTTTAGGTTTCAATGTAGGCTTCACCGTAACTCGAAAGTTCCCGGGACTTACCTCTTCAATACTAATAATTTCAGCTTTTTCTACTAGTGCCCGTTTTTTATCATCCAAACGAACGACCCAATCTGCAATATTCCTAAAATCAGCTCTAATTGGATTTCGCTTGAACTCAGCCAAGATATCACGCCAGCCTGGCACAAACAACGCATTGCCCACCGCTGTCAACACGGCTTGATACAATTCAGCGTAGTCCAAGTTAGCTGCCAACTTAGGCACGTCCAAATTTCGTTGCACCATAGAATTCATCAACTCCACCAACGTCTGTCGTTTTGGAGCTCCACCAGTCCACCTAACGTATGATTCATACATTTGCGCTACTTTTGGATCACGCCCTTCATCGAGATCCAACTTAATCCCGTATACCGCTTGTGAAATATTCAACGGTTGCTCATGCGCAAGAATATTGTGTCG